GGGGCAACGCCTACAACCGGATCGTGGCCAACCGCCGCGGCGAGATCGTCGAGCTAATGCCGATCCACCCGGACCGGATCAGGATGGAACTGATCCCGTCCGGTGACTACCGCTATCGGGTGACCGATCGGCTCGGGGTAGAAGCCATACTGCCGCGCGGCGAGATCTGGCATCTGCGTGGTCTGTCGTCGGACGGTCTGATGGGCATGAGCCCGATCGACCTGGCGCGCGAGAGTCTGGGCATGGCGCTGGCCGCGCAGGACTACGGTGCGCGCTTCTTCGCCAACGACGCGAAACCCACCGGCGGCTGGATCGAGTTTCCGGGATCGTTCAAGGACAGCGAAGCCAAGAAGGTGTTTCGCGAGTCCTACCAGGCGGCGCAGTCCGGGGCCAACCGCGGCAAGGTGCTGGTGCTGGAAAACGGCATGAAGTTCCACGAGGTGGGCGTGACCAACCGGGACGCGCAGTTTCTCGAACTCCGGAAATTCCAGATCACGGACATCGCGCGGCTGTTTCGGGTGCCGCCGCACATGATTGCGGATCTGGATCGCGCGACGTTCTCGAACATCGAGCAGCAGAGCCTCGAATTCGTCATGCACACGATGACGCCGTGGGCCGAACGGTGGGAAGCGAGCATCGAGTCGGAGTTGCTGCTCGACGGCGATGACCTGGAAGTCGAGTTCGATTTTGCGAATCTGATGCGCGGCGATGCCGCCAGCCGGTCGTCGTACTACCAGAGCGGCATCCAGAACGGCTGGCTGACGCGCAACGAGGCGCGCATCGCCGAGAACCTCAATCCGCTCGACGGGCTGGATGAGCCGTTGCGCCCGTTGAACATGGTCGAGGAAGGCTCAGCCGAGGATCTGGAGGGCGATGGCGAGCAGGAGCAGCCTGCACAGGATGTGACTGGGCCGCAAGACGATGACGCTGCACAGACCGAATGACGATGGGGATGACACGATGAACCACCACTTGCTGGTTGCTGAATTTCTGGCCACCCCCTGGGCCTTGATGCCCGAACGACTGAATGCGGTAGCGGC